CTGTTAATCCGTCAATCCCTTTTTTTGCTTGCCCTGTATCCGCTACAATTTTAATCTTTACCTCTTTCATTTTTTTGCTTTTATAGTACGTTTAACTTTCCTTTTTAATCCACTCCAAGAGGCAACAATTTCTCTTTTGCCCTTTGCTACCTCTACACAGTCGCCTGCGCCGTAAAAATCTCCACGCCTTAAAATGTCGATTACCTCTGTTATATCATTACTCATTTTGTACTATTGTTATATCTGTTGTTACTCCGTTACCTACGTATCTAATTATCATACTGCGAGAGCCAGACGGCGACGCCCACTCGTCTACAGAGATAGTCGCTAGATTGTTATCCGTTCCCTCTACTCCCGTAGTTATCCAAGACGTACCGCTGCCGTCTGCTATTTTTGTAACAACGTAATCCGTAGCAATACCCTCGACGTTAAAAGCCATATCTGTAGCCCACCGCTCAATATTAATAATAGACGGAATGTATACTCTATTAACTAGCCTAGTATCAAACCCGTTTATTAGCTCTAATTTTGTCAAGCCGTTTAAGAGGTTGTAAGAGTATTTATTAATCCTGTAGTCTATTCCATTGATTGCAATAACATCGTTTAGCTCAAGCCTTGTAACTATCTGTATAGGCAGGTTTGCGGTATACTTAAACGTCCGTCTCTTTAGTTCAAAAATTGCCGTTACATAATCTTTGTAATGTATGCTATATAAATTGTTGACTAAAGCCTCTCCCGTAAAGTTACTAAACTCTGCCTCAAATAGATTTGAGTAGATTGGCTCTATAGTACTAAACGAGTGAGTCGGTATAATCAAGTTTGTATTTAAAACAACGTCCGCCGCTAGGTCGTTAACAAATCGTATAGGCGTACTCGAAATGTCTTGATTTGATACGTAATGCAGTACTGGCTTTGGTACAACTTGGTTTAAATTATCGTCTAGTATTACGCCCGTTTGTATGTTTGTATTCTCTCCTGTAATATGAGTATTTTGGTCTACTAGCCTCTCAAAGTATATTTGCTCAAATGGTAGCTTTACCTCTAGAGTATCGCCGTCGATTAATTTCTTTGGAGTTAGGCTTTCGTATACATTTACAAGCGATGCTCCGTAACCTTGTTTGTCCGCAGCTCTCTTTTTAAACTCCATATTTAAAATAGTACTAGGCTCCTCAAACTCAAACGAGATGCGCTTTAAAAGCTCGCCTCTGTCAACGTCAAACTTTGCAAAATCTATGTACTTAGTTGCGTCGTATCTTTGACCTTGAGAGTAGTAAGAATCTAGCGAGTTTATGTATATACTGCCGTCGTCTTTTGGAATCGCTACAAGTTTGAACATATTAAAAATGCCCTTGAGAAAGTCAACTATTTTTAACTCTGGCATCTCGTCGGCTATTACTACCTCGTTAGCTAGAGTTTGCGAGCCTGTTGTTATGTTTGTAAGTTCAGAAACACCATTTATAAATTTTCTAACGCCTATAGTAGATGTAAACTCGATTTTTGCGTTACTCTTTACGTACCATTCAAAGTTAAAAGTAGTCGTTCCGCTAGGCGAAAACAAGCTAGTAACTATTGATACAACCCCGTCGCCGTTCGCCCATTGCTCACTATCCCAAGCGTAGACGTCTTCGTTTGTATCTGCGTCTCTAACTATAAATGTATAGGGTACATTCTCGTAACCAGACGCAGGCGTTATAATATTTGAAATTTTGTAATTAATAAAATTAAAGCTTGCACTGTCCGTTACAAAAGTTCCTATATTAGTAGTTAAATTTATATACGTTCCGTCTCCCGTAGTAAAGTCTACAATCTCCTCGCCGCCGCCTATCGCTTGCCTATCGCTTGCCTTTAGCCAAAGATACTGCTCTGCAAACTCTGTAGTGCTAAAAAAATCCCTAGAAAATACTATAGGATTCTCATAGGTTGCCGCGTTGTATCTTTCCTCGATTGCGTCTATTATTTTAGATAGCTTTACACTAGGACGCAGGTCACTCCATACGACGCCTGTTGCGTCTGAGGTGTTTGCGTCGTTAGCTATATTAATAGTAGTCTCGTCTATATCATGCGCTCCCGAATGGCTATTATAAAAATAGCGCTTGTTTGCCATTAAGGTATAAACGACGTCGCCGTTTAACAAGCTGCCCTCTAGTCCGCTTTTTACGTTGTCGCTACTCCAGTCGTGGTCTAAGGTAGGAAAGTTTAAATCACTCAGTAAATCCTCGCCTATTGTATCCGTAATATTCGGCAGGTTTCCAAAGAAATTAATCGTATAACTCTCAAGCCTACCCTTTACAATATTACACTTGTTTAACCTAAACGTTCCTAGCTTAAAAGGTACGCCGTCAATATCTATACTGCCGTCTACCTTACTCCTAGCGTCGAATCCGTTATCTATAGACGCGTTGTACCAATGTTTAAAGATTTTATTGTTATTCTTACTAGCAGGTACTGTAAAACTCTTAGAGTAATCGCCTGTATTCTTAGTAATATCGCTCACATCTAAAACAGAGCTAACAATATCCACGCTCTCGTCCTTGTATTGGTCTAGTAGTTCGCCGTTAATAAATAGGTTAACCATACTTATATGTTGTTTATTTCGTTGTAACTCTTATCGAACGTCATTGTATAGTTAATTAGCCTGTCGTTTTGCCTAGTCTTAAACTTTTGAGATGTCATTTTTAAGTTTAAAGGCGTATATACCCCACTTGCAAAGCTCCAGATACGCTCTGTTAATAGTATCTGCTTTACAATCTCATTCATATCCTCGTCAAGCCAACCCGTTTCAGCCGTTAAAGTAGTTCTAGCTTGCACGCCGTACCTTACAAACTGATGGAATCCGTCCGATGCCTGCCCTCTGTTGGTCTCGAAACTGCTATCCGTTACGTTTATGCTCTCCTCTTGCTTTTTAAATAGCGTAAAACTCTGTAACGCGCCGTCCTTGTTTTGAAAAAATGTATCTAAGGGAGTATACTTACACTCATTTGTGATGTCTAGCGTTGTAGTTTTGCCGTTCCAGATTATCTCTATATAAGACTCGTTTGTTGCTACGGCTACATCAATCCAAAGATACTTCACAACCTCATCGCTGATGTCTGACTGCGTAGGTGTAGCGCTATAATTTATATTTAACGCAGGATAAGACTTTACGCTAATAGATTGAGCCGCTCCGCCTGTAGGTACGTAGATAGGAAATACAAAACTGCCCTGTCTGTTAACTTTATATTGCTGTGGTATTAATAAAGTGTTATCGGTTACAGCCGTAACGTTACGCCCCTCGTTTCCGTAAGCATATCCTAGCGTCATTATATCCGTAGCCTCATGCTCTACAGTAGCGAGGTCGTCATAGGTTACAAAGGTGTAAACCCATTGTTGGTTATCTCCGTCAATAACTTGCACTCCAGAAACTAGCGACGGACTAGGCTCTTTAAATTCGATATAGTCTTGTATAATTGCGTTTATGTTTATGCTGTGCGTTCCTGTCGATGCCGTTGTATTTTCGTATGTTATCTGGTAGCTATTAGTAGAGTCTGGAGTAGACTTGTCGCCATTCCAAACCCAAACATTTAGCGTATATTTATCGCAGGTTGTTACACCATACACGAGAGGTGTATCTATATAGTACGGACTTAATGCTCTTATCATTATGTTATTGTTACGTTATTACTTTTTATATTCATTTTGTCGATGAGGTCTAAAGCAAAAGCCTCTCCTATATCGTCGCCTAATCTTAGTATCTCGTTATCCAATGCGTCGGTAAAAAAATGCGTCGTCTCGATACCTGTGTGAAATACGCTATTTGCTATAGCATACAGCAAGCTCTTGCGTTTCATAAATTTTCCCTTTGCATCTCTTGGCGCTATACCCTTGCGGATAGTCCAACCATTGAAAGCCATAAACGGCGGCTTTTTATTTCGATACTTAAACTTTCTATTTGTTACCTTTTTTAGTTTCCAAGCTTTCCCGTCCGCCTTAGTTCCTCCCTTTCCTTTAACCCCTGCGTCTACAAATTCCCAGTAATCCGCTAGAGTAAACTCGATGCCCTTGCCCTTGAGTTTATACTTCAAAGACTTATCTAGCTCTCCGCCGCCTTTCTTTTTTTTCTTTAGATTGGCTCTTGCTTGAGTTACTACATTGCTCCCTAGCTTGTCAAATATTTTCTTTAGGTTATCCAATAGCAGAGGTTTGTTTCTGAGATAGGCATTTCAACATCGAAAGACATATCCCAGCCGTCAAGTAAATTTTTATCCGAGTACGTTATCTGTTGCAAAGTAGGACTATCCGACGCCGTTATATTATTAGTTGCAAAGTCTCTATTCATTTTTACCCATAGCGCATTTAAACACGTTAGCGTAGAGTTAAAGTTATCCGTCGAGTTATCGTTTAAATAAAATTTATCGTTTACATTCTCTTTGTTAATCTCTCTAATATCCAAGACTTGAATATTTAAGCTAAACGAGATTGTCGCCGTAGAGGTAAAAGTTGCCTCTGTTATATCTATATTAAAAAGCGGAAATAAGTTTCCTTTGTTGAGGTCTATATCCTCGCCCGTCGTTATAGTCTTGACGTACTCGTCCTGCTCCGCTAGAGCTTTTATATATCTTAGTAGTGTGCTGTATGCGTTCATTATAATTGTGTTACGTTTGGTTTTCTTAGTTGTGCCTCCATTTTCTGCCTGTCTAATTTATGAGCGAGGAACGTGTGAAACTCGTGTACCTTTGTCGCTAGTACTTTGTCAATTTTCAGTATATCGTTATTCGCTAACATATCAATACTCACGTACCAGCTCCATTTTTTAAAATAGCTTGAGGCTTGTTTCTCTCCTCCAGAGCTTTCGTAGATTTCTGGATAGCCTCCTTTAATTCTCTCGATAAACTCCAAAAAAAAACCAGAGCGCCGTTTACTACATTCATAGGGCATCGCCTCATGACCTCGTCGTTCTCTTTATTATGATTATACGGCAGTATCTCATAGTTCCCGAAAGAGTCCTCCTCTGTAATCCTGCGAAATAGTATAGCCATTATTTTGTGCATATCCTCGAGCTGCATTCCTATCGTACTGAGGTCTACATACTCCGCCGTAGTTATCTCGTCTAGGTTTGGGATAAAGCCGTACTCTACTCCGTCAAGCATAAATCGTTGCTCGAATTCTACCTGTTGCTCACAGGCTGCAATTATCTGAGCCATTAAACCCTCGTAGTCTTTATGTACTAATTTTTTAACGTCTTGCTTTTTGATTCCAGTAAATAGAGATATAACTCTCTCGACCATTCCCTGCTCCGTTAGTGTATCCTCTCTTGCTCTCAATGCCTCAAACTTGACGTATTGGTCTAGAGTAATATCTGCGATGTTTTCGGGTACTAAAATGTTAATAGTCTCTGTCATATAATAAAAACGATTTTATCCTTGTTTTGTTTCTTAGTAGTCAAATGTTAAAGTTTTTAAAATAAATGTTTATTTCCTTGTTTATAACTTAAAAGTATTTGTATCTTTACAAAAACAAAATTAACTAACTAAAATTATTTATTATGAAAACTATCGCAACACAAAGAATTCAAGAATGGAGAAGCCTAGGAATGAATAACGAAAGCATTATTAACCTAGTTAACGGAATGATGATGAATAAAATCAATAGCAAAAATATGTTATTGTGCTTAGAAATCAAAAAACAATTAAACTAACCCTAAAAACAAAACAGATATAAAAACAAGGGGAGCTAACAACTCCCTTTTTTCTTTACCTAATCTCTACCTTTCCACGATTCGCAAGCAAATGAGAAACTCCGTACCTCAACGCGTCCAGACTGTGATTGTACAAATCACAAAATAAATTCGCGCCCTTATCTGAATAGATATAGTTGTTTAATTCCTTTGCCATATTGTTAGAGTCTGGGTGTACTACAAGCTCGTAGTCTTGAATCAATGCCACACCTGCCGCGATACTACCTGCGCCTTTCTTAGCGCCTCTAATATTAAGCCCTAGCTTTTGCATCTCTGCGATAGTTCCAGCGCTTGCGCTGTCTCCTATGATGAGGTTGCGCCCTGCTCTCTGTCTATTGATTGCGTATATTTCTGAGATGGTTAACTTTGATTTATAAAGCTCCTCTTTTGCATAGATTATTTTGTTCTTTTTATCTATGGCAATAGCGACTAAGGTTGTCGGGTCTGTAAAGCCGTAATCCTGTCCAAAGATAACCTGCAATCCGTCGGGGTTAAACTCTCCAAAGCGCCAGTTACTATAAACGACGCCCTCCGCTTTTGATAACCAAGAGCCTAGCACAACGTGCTTGTATTTGATTGGATTGCTAACTTTCATATCCTCGAAATAGTCTAGTATCTCGTCGGGTACAAACTCTAGGCAATCGAGGTAGGACGTATGTATATAGCAGACGTTATCTTTGACTCCATTAAAGCCCTCTTGCACACCTCTACTCTCGTAGTACTTCATGTAGATAAAATGCTCCTTACTCGTAGGGTTTAAAATCAATACCTTAATATTTCGGTTTGGATTGCTCGCGTCGTTCCCTCTAATCGATAGCACTATCTTATCGTAGATTGCTTCGTCTTGCATCTCCTCCGCCTCGTCAAGTATGAGCATCGAGAAATCTTTTAACCCCTTTAGGTTTGCAGATTGCACAGCACTTCCTGCCTTTAATCCTTTAAAGACTATTTTACTCTTATTGAATTTTGATACAATCCTATTTTGTTGCGACTCGAAAGAGTCCTCCAGATTCATTATTTCGATTTTCTCCTCTACCTCTGCAAAGATGGAATCCTTGAGAGAGGCGTTTGTATACCTGCTATAGAGTATTCGATGCCCATACTTCGTGCAACTATTTAAAGCGCTTAGAGACGTCGCAAATGACTTCTGCGAGAATCTGCCGCCTGTTATTATAAACGTATCCACGCCGTCGGGTATATTAAACAACGGCGCGAATTTTTCGCTGAGATTTATATTACTCATTATCTGGAGTTATATCTATTGTTGAGGTAAAAGAAATAGTCGGAATGTTTACGCTATTACCCTCAGAGGTTATATCCACGCTCTGCATAGGTTTACCGACTGTATACTCTAGGTAGAGCTTGGCGCTCTGGACGTCTCCAGACATCGCGCTTGCCTCTAAAGTTTGAAAGACAGCTATAAAGTTCTCTTGTGAGGTTGCCTCTGTTATAAGCTGTTTAAATTGATTCTTGCGTCTGTCTATTCCTTTTGTCTTTGTAGACCAACCGATATTCCCTGCTCCTTTTGTCATATTATTAATAGGCGTTAACTATTAGTATTAACCCTATTATATAAACGAATTATATATATTATTGTTTCTTATATAAAAAAACCCCACCGATTAAGGCAGGGTTAACAAAACTAAACAAAACTAAACAAAATTAACTAACGTCTACGAGTCCGTCTCTGTAGTGATTCACAACGACGCCCGTTTTTAATGTGATTGTTTTATAGGGTACTATTGAATTTTTTACTAGGAATCTATTTATATATTTTCTCATGGTTTAAAAGTCTAGGGTTAGTGTTGCTATAAATAAATACAGCTTTATGGTTTTGTAATTGTACTCTTTGGTTTGTGGCATATACTCCCAGCCAACTAGAAATCTGTCGTGAGGGAAATGGAATGCTATCTCTAAAGTCCAATCCATTATATTGGCTTTTTAGCTTGTTGAAATCCTGCGTTAAATTCGTACTTAGAATGGTCGCCTATAATAGTGATTAACTTGTCTATTTGATTAGTAGTTAAATCTAGGTCTTTGTCGAATAATCTTTTTAGTGATGTTTTTAAGTCCATAGGGTTTTTTATTTGGGGAGTTGTTAGCTCCCCGTTGGTTTTTATTGTTGTTTTAGTGTTTGTTATTATTTAAACTATATTACATTTTTAATTATTGGTCTCTCTATTTTAGCTCTTAGGCTGTTAATCATACCTTCGTAAAAATCATAATCACATAGCTTAGCTTTATATTGTAAGTCAATTAAGCTCTCGATTGTTTTTAATATTTGGTCGTTCATAATAAAATAGTTTAGTTAATTAATTTTGTTTTTGTAAATGTACAGATGTTTATTAGTTATAAACATACTAAATACAAATTTTAACAAAACTTTAACATTTCAATCCTCAATGTTTAAAACCTCAAAAATTAATTGACAGGTTTCGTACTCCTCGATGTATTCAAAGTAAAGCAGGGCGTCTCTAGAGAGTATCTGCTCGTCCTCGTCACATAGCGGCTCAAAATGATACTTATCGTATTCGTTATAAATAAACGTACATACATACTGTATAGACTCGTCTAGTAAATACTCGACCATAGACCTATAAAATAAATCGTGCGCGTCTGTATAGTTTTGATTTGTAGCCTCCTCGAAAAATTCGTGAGGGTTGTCAAATATTACGGGTATGCTCATTTAAAATAGTTGGTCATATACGCAGTCGTGCACAAAGTTGTAGTCCTCGTTTAAGGTATCTATTTGGGCGTCTGTCATTGCCTCGCCGTCGTAATCTGCCGAGACTATAAAAGCGTCGCAAAAGTCTGGATAGTCGTTTGTATCTATTCCGTCGATTTCGATGTTATCTATTAGGTCGTAATTCATAATCCTGTGGTTTGTGCCTCGTCTACGTCTTTAATCTCGTTAGACGATAAAGCGGTTACTATTGCCTCTTGATTGTGCGCGATGTTTTTAACAAGGGCGTGTAGATTTGAAAGCCTTGTTTCTAACTCGGAAACCCGTTTCCTCAAAACTTGCTTGTTTAGCGGTTTGCTTTGTTTCTCTAATTTTGGCATTTGCTTGCTCATAACTTTCTAGTTTTTTAATTGTAGCGCGTTCCATTTTTATAAAGGCGCTCAGTTGGTTGTTAATAAAAAATTGTACTCTCTCTTGTGGTATGCCGTCGAAATACTTATTGAAATTCGGTAGGTTATCTTTTAGGTTTTTAATCTCTAGCTTTAGGTTTACGTTCTCATCTATTAAGCTCTGTCTCTGTCTTATTAACTCATCTATAGAGCCGACCTCTGCGATTATCTCCTCCTTTGACGGAGTAGGCTCTAAAATTATTGCAAGGGCGCGAAAGCTCTTTTTAAAGAAATCATCAAATTTGTAATATACATCGAAACTTTTAAGCGAGTGTATCACTGTGGCGTGATTGTGATTCGTTACTGCGCCAATCTCTGCAAATGGTCTGCCTGTTAATTCTCTAGCGAAATGATAGTATAAGCAGCGAGCCATTACATACTCTCTCTGCCTTGTCTTTTTATTTATTTTTAATCCTGTAATCTCTTGTACTGCGTCCTTAATTGTTTTTAACATAGTTGTTCTTTAAATTGTTTAAACTCCTCTAGGCTACGGATAACTATATATGTGAATCCTTGAGACTCTAGTAATTCCTGCCAAAGTATTTGGTCTTTGCTTTGCTTTCCTTTAGCGTTTTTAAGCTCAATCATAATGGCGTGGCTCTGGTAGTAATAAACCATATCCGCACGCCCTTTGATTAATCCTAGCGCTTTGTTTCTATTGCCATCTATTTTGTTGGCGGAGTTGTTTAGGTTATAGCAAAGTAAACCTCTCTCGTCTGGGTAATTGTTCCAATGCCACTGAAATATCTGTGATTGTATTTTAACCTCGCTAAGCATCATGCTCAAATATAAAGTAAAAATCGTCTAGGTTAACGGATAGGAATTTTTGCATTAAAGACATGGTTAAAAAATTAAGGTCGAAAACATTATCTTTAGATTCTAGCTCTGTAACAATTTTTTCGGCAGTATAAGGATACTCCTCTATTAGTAGGTCAAGCTTTGCTTTAACATCTGGGGTTAATCTTTGTAGTAAATTTTTCATTTTGTTTTGTTAGTTAGTAAAAAATTTAATTTTTCTTGAATTGGTTTTAAAGACTTTGTACTTTTTATAATAGTACCATTAAGCCATAGGCTAGTCTTGTCGTTAATTGTTGTAACCTCAATTAAATCTTCTTGTGAGTTTGTAAGCTCTAAATCTTGTTGCTGTAATAATTGTCTTGTAAGTTTCATAATTTTTATATTTAATTGTTTTGTTTTGAGCAAATATACAAACCTTTTTAACTTATAAACAACCTTTTTAACTAAAAACTTTAAATCTTTTTTTATTCACATACTCAAAACTCTTTTTATATCCCACCGCCTCTAGGAAATCTCTAGCGTCCTCTCGGCAAGTTTTACGATGCAATACCCACGCCGCAGTTATATATTTATCCTGTACCGCCTGCGCTAACTCATCGTTAGACATCTCGCTGTAATTTTTGATTACATCGTTTCTAATTAGCTCAAGTCTAGCAATCTCTGCATCTTTTTTATTTATGAATTTATGAGAGCAATAAGGACAGACTTTTGTAGAGGCTAATAGTATCGCCTTACATTTCGGGCAATCTTTTACGGGCGCAGGTTGCTCTCTTGTAAGTTTCTTTTTTAGACTCCAATCTCTAGGATTCTCCCAATGCCCAAGCCGTTTGATGTTATTGCCAAAGTCTAGGATATTAAATGTCTTTAGTTTGTCGGTAGTCCTTGAGCCTCGTCCGCACATTTGCAGAAATAAAGGGAGCGAGGTTGTGGCTCTGTATAGTATTATAGTCTCGATGTCGGGTTGGTCAAATCCTGCGTTTAAAATACCGCAGTTACAGATTATAGCTTTCGGGGTTTCGTTGTACCATTGTAGTATATCCTCTCGCTCATTCTTGGGGGTGTTTCCGTCGATATGTTTTGCCTCGTATCCTCTTGCATTAAATTGAGCGCATACAACCTTAGAGCTTTCTACATTCGATGCAAACAATAAGGTCTTTGTATTCTCTGTTAACCGCGCCCAATTATCTACGACTCCGATATATGTTTTGTTATCCTCGTAATAGCTTGCAGTATCGAAATCCGCTCCTGTGCGCTTTAATCCTTTGGTATCTATTGGCACGCCGTAGCTATTTGCAGAGGATAGGAAACCCATTTTAATAAGTTCGGGAGTATCTATTCTTTGTACTATAGCAGTATAAAACTCGTCGAGAGATACGGCAGCCTTTCCCTTTCGCTCTGGAGTAGCCGTTGCTCCTATTACATAGGCAAGGGGGTTAATTAAAGGGAGTAGTTTGGTAAATACGTTTAAGTGAGCCTCGTCGATTACTATAAGAGTTTTTGACGCTATAAAATCTGTATAGGTCTCTTTGCGCCTGTCTATTGTTTCGACCATACCAACGTGTAGCTTTGCCTCTAGGTCTGGCTTTGAGCCGCTCGTTATATATTCGGGAGTGAGTCCAAACTTCTCAAAAGAGCTACCTGCTTGTTTTAGTAGCTCGCTCCTATGGGTTAATACTAGGA